ATGGATACCATTTGGAGAAATGCACCTATCTTACGGTCTGTTTGTACCCAAGCCAGTGGTCCTCGTCAAGCGGTCGACAGATGTTCTGTGGTCATCAATGACTCAACTGCTGTATTTGTTCCGTTAGGCGACGGTTCCAAGATCAGAGGTTTACGTGCTACATGCATCATTGCGGACGAATTTGCATCTATTCCCCCAGATATTTATGAAACTGTTGTTCGCGGTTTTGCTGCGGTTGAACAAAAGCCTTTGGACGGTGTTAAGGGCTACGCAAGAAGAGAAGCTTTGCAGTCTCAGGGCCAATGGACAGAGGATCAGGAACAGGTTTTCCGTACTAAGGGCGGCAACCAGTGTATTATTGCTGGTACTGCTGATTATGATTTCATGCCCTATGCGGATTACTGGAAGAAGTATATGACCTATATTAGGTCGAAGGGAGATCCTAAAAAGCTTATTAAACTTCCTTCTGGTGAAGTAAGAACCCTTGGTGAGTTTTTTCCAGATGGCATTGAAGAAGCTTTTGATTATAAGGATTACGCCGTTATTAGAATTCCTTACGAGCTAATTCCAAAGGGATTTATGGATGATAAAGTTGTTGCAGCAGCTAAAGCAGGAAGTCATAAAGCTATTTACCAAAAAGAGTATGGGGCTGTATTTCCTTCAGATTCTGACGGGTTTTTTAAAAGAAGCTTGATTGAATCCTGTGTCACCAAAGATAGTAATCCCGTAGTCTTACCAAGTGGTAGCATTTGGTTTGACCCTGTAGTAGCTGGTACTCCTGGTAGACAATATGTATATGGTATCGACCCTGCTGCCGAACAAGATAATTTCTCTATTGTCATATTGGAACTATGGCAAGATCATACCAGGATCGTATATTCTTGGTCAACAAATGTTAGCGATTTTCAACGTAGGAAAAAGGCTGGCATGGCATCTGATCATGATTACTATGGTTTTTGTGCTAGAAAAATTAGAAATTTAATGAAGGTATTTCCTACTGAAAATATAGCGCTGGATGCTCAAGGTGGTGGTAGAGCCATTCTTGAGGCTTTTCACGACCCCAGTAAAATGGAACATGGAGAACATTTTCTGTGGCCTACTAGTAAAATCCTTGACCCAGGCAAAGAACTTCCAACAGACCATGAGTCTGGATTACATATTATTCACATGTGTCAATTTGCTAATTTTGATTTTACATCAATGGCTAATCATGGAACTCGTAAAGACCTTGAGGATAAAGTCTTGCTATTTCCCAGGTTTGATCCTGTTAGTTTAGAAATGGCCGCTCATCAGGATCGTACAACAGCTGAAAACCTTGGGGTTGACAAGCTGTATGATACTTTAGAAGACTGTGTTATGGAGATAGAAGAGTTAAAAGATGAGCTTTGTACTGTTGTTATGACTAGAACTGGTACTGGATCAGGTGCTCGTGATAGATGGGATACTCCCGAAACCACAACAACAGAAGGTAAAAAGAAGAGAATGAGAAAAGACCGTTACTCAGCTTTAGTTATGGCTAATTATGTAGCCAGATCTATTCAGCGCGCTCCAGCTTCTGTGGAGTATAGTGTAATCGGCGGTTTTTCACACCAACTTGCTGCCAGAAAAAAATCTGAAAATTCTAATGATCTCTATCAGGGTCCAGAATGGTTTACAAAAGGCATGAATAACGATAAAAATGGCGTAATAGGTCACGTTATTCGTAAAAACGGTGTAGAATAGTATTATACTCGGAATTAATACTATTGCAATACGATTACAAAAAGGCGACTTTAGTGAGCAACGAAAGAAAGTATCCTAAAAGCGAAGATCTTTCAGTTAAAAGTCCTTCTTATATTAGCTACGCTTCTGGCAATCAGGAAGATTTTGCTGTTGCTATGGAGGGTTTAAATAAAGCCGTCGACGAATATTCTGGTCGAGTACATGCTAATCATAGACTAGGCTTTTCTCCTTCTGATATTGGAGGAGCTGGTGTTTCTGGTAGATATGGCCTAACTCATAAAGACTATGAAGTATGGCGACCCGATGAGCAATCCGAGTTTAAGAATATTAAGCACACAATACTTCACGCTGATATGGTTTATCGGCGTCATGGTCTTGTAAAAAATGTTATTGACTTAATGGGTGATTTTGCTAGTCAAGGTATTCGTCTGGTTCATCCCAATAAAAGGATAGAGAAGTTCTTTCAGAACTGGTTCAGAAAAGTTCGTGGCGTCGAGCGTTCGGAACGTTTTTTAAATAATCTCTATAGATTAGGTAACGTTTGTGTTAGAGTGCAAACAGCCAAAATCAATAACAAAACTCGCAAGACCCTGTTCAAAGCTAGGGCGACTCCCGACATGAAGGTTTCGGATCTCAATATTACAAATAACGAGATCCCATGGAAATACACCTTCTTGCATCCAGTTACTGTTGATGTGTTGGGTGGCCCTCTAGCTAATTTTAGCGGAAATCCCAGGTACGCTGTTAAGATTCCGCAGAGTTTAACTAAGATAATTTCTAATCCCAGAAATGCTGAAGAACAAACTCTAGTGGCTAATCTTCCAACAGAGGTTAAACAGGCTGCTAGTAATAGCAAACCCATTCCACTTCCTGAAGATAAAATCAAGGTTTATCACTATAAAAAGGATGATTGGCAGGAATGGGCTCAACCAATTATCGGTTCAATCGCTCTTGACATATCTCTATATGAGAAACTAAAACTGGCCGATAGAGCAGCTTTGGATGGTGCTATCTCCAATATTCGTATTTTTAAGCTAGGTAATTTGGAGCATAAAATTGTTCCTACAGAGGCAGCAGCAAATAAACTTGCCTCTATTCTAGAGTCTAATGTCGAAGCAGGTACATTAGATCTTATCTGGGGTCCAGATATCGAACTTATGGAATCCAAGACTAGTGTTCATCAGTTCCTGGGCCAACAGAAATACGAGCCCACTTTAATTGCTATTTATGCTGGTTTAGGTATTCCTCCCACTCTAACAGGGACTTTTGGTGCAGGCGGAACAACCAATAATTTCGTTAGTTTAAAGACTTTAACACAAAGACTTGAGTATGGTAGAGATATTCTTGTTTCTTTCTGGAATGAGCAAATTAGAATTGTTCAAGAAGCTATGGGCTTTAGATTTCCAGCTCGTGTTGAATTCGATTTAATGAATCTTGGTGATGAAGCTGCTGAGAAATCGCTATTAATTCAACTCGCTGATCGCAACCTTATTAGCGACGAATTACTTCAGCATTATTTCGGAAGTGATCCTGAAATGGAGAGAATTAGAACTAATCAAGAGAATCTTCAAAGAGAGAATGATACCAGAGTTGAAAAAGCTGGACCATTCTATGATCCTCAAACTGAAGAGTCTTTAAAGAAGATTTTTGTTCAGACTGGACTGGTTACTCCTAGTGAAGTGGGTGTAGAACTTGAAGAAAGAAAAGAGGGCGAGGAACCAGCGTTAAAGCTAAAAACAGCCCCTGGTCCTGGCGGTAAAAGTGGTCCTCAGCCTGAAGGTAAAAAGGGAGTTCCAGGCCAAGGCAGACCCAAAAACTCTAAAGACTCTGGTCCTAGAAAAGAAAAAGATTTCAGACCTAAGACCAAAGCTTCTTCAGTTATTCTCTGGGCCAAGGCTACTCAAGAGGCGATTGCAGATGTCTTAAATCCAATTCTGCTAGAATCTTTTGATAAGAAAAATATGCGGAGTTTAAGTTCTGATCAGGTAGAAGAAGCCGAAGCTATTAGATTTGGTGTTTTATGTAACTTAGAACCCCTTTCAAAAGTTGATGAAAAGGCTATTTATTCCGCTTTACAAAGTGGTACACCTGAAATAGCTCTATCTACTTATAAAGAATGGGAAAAAGAAGTTACAGAAGATCTGGATAGACAGCTTACTTCTGATGAACGAAAAAATATACAATCCCATGTTTATGCCACTATAAGAGACGGAGACCAATAATGTCTTGTGGATGTGAGAAATGTGACAACTGTGATTGTCCTGGTATTGATGGAACTCTAGGTTTCACAGAAGAATTAAACGAAGATAATTTTTACGCACCTGCTGAATCTGAATATTTCGAATCTGGTGAAGAGTCAGAAGAATGGGATATCTCTGAAGCCAAACCTGGGCTTTGGGA